GTAAAATTTGCCATTGTTTTTTATATTAAATTATTTTTAAATATAAAATAAATCATTTTTTATTTACGCCGTTGATGATTTTTATCAGTTCCTTTATCTTTTTATATTAGAAACAACCAATATTTTACATAAAATATTTGATACAAATTTATGCGTAAAAATATATTTAATTCTTCTATAATTATTAAATATAATGGAACAACAAAAATCATCTGAAAATCAACAACCACAACAACCACAAGTAAAAATTGTAGATATTCCAATTAAAGATCAAAATTCAGCATTAAATGTAATAATCTATTTTATATCAGTTGCTCAAAAAAGAGGGGCTTTTACTTTAGAAGAATCTTCAAAAATATGGGAATGTATGCAACATTTTCAGCCAAAAAAGGACGAAAAAGAGGAATAAAATAAACTCTCGTCGTATTTACACCTTTTAACATTTCAAACGCAGATTATTTATAGACAATTTTATAAATAATCATTTGTATATTTTTTTATTCTTGCCTAAAGTTGGCATTTCAAAACCAAATGCTTTTATGCAACATTTGCAATTATCTGTAAAGAGTTAAATAAAATTAAAATTTATATTATTTTATTATATGGTTGATATTTATTGTCTTTCATTTAATAATCCTATAAGAAAAGATAAAATAATTAAGAGGTTTGAAGAATTGCAGCTTCAATATAAAATATATGATGGTGTTGGCATTAATGATGAAAGATTCGTTGATAGAGATTTTAAGAATTCACATTCTTGTATGTTTGGTCATATGGATATGATTTTAGATTTTTATAATAAAGGAGATAAAGAATATGGAATCTTTTGCGAAGATGATATTCATGTTAATATTAATATTAAAGAATTAATTCCTGAAATTATAATTCAGATGAATAAACTAGAATTAGATAGTATGTTATTAGGTTATCTTGTAAATTTTAAAATTAGAGAATCTGGACTAAATGATTTTAAAAAAATAGGCGAACTTTTTACATGTAGTCCAAATGATGAAAGGTATTCTGATTTAAAAAATATTTCAAATAATAAACTGAGTATTTATGAATTTCCAGATTATGTGTGGGGTACACAAATGTATATGATATCTAAGAAGTATGCAAAATATTTAATAGATAAATATACTTATGAATATTCTTTAAATAAAAATGTTATATTTTCAGCAGATTGGACTATTACAAAAGATGGGAGAAGGTCTTTATTATATCCAATGCTTGCAGTAGAAGAAAATAATCATACTCATGAACATTTGGGTCAATTAAATTTTCATAGAACTTGTTCTGAAATACATTATATTAAAGGTGAATTTATTTAATATTCTTTTTTGTTTTGTTATTTTACATCTTTGAACAATTAAATTATCCAAAGTCTTCACTTATTTAACACTCAAAACACCTTCTAAAGTCGGAGTTTTAGAGCAATGCCAATTTTAAATGCCGACTTGTCGTATTTGTTTACCTGTAAATTTTATGGAAACTATACAATTGTCCAAATCTTGTAAAAAAAATGATATATTATTAATATTTTTAAATATAAATAATAACAAAAATGTACAACAGAGTTAAATTTATGATTAAAAAGTCATTTAAATATGGTAAACAAGTAAATTATAACAAAAGAAAATTTTCTACATTTTCAGAAGATCCAAATAAAAATAGAAAACCAAATTATTTAATTGTTGCATTATTTTGCGGATTATTTTATAATTTTATTAAACCTCCTCCATCAATAGCATAAAGTTATTGAAAAAATGTCTTCATATTTGATACTAAAGATGAAATTGTTACGGGAGCAGGAGCAGGAGCAGGAGCAGGAGCAGGAGCAGGAGCAGGAGCAGGAGCAGGAGCAGGAGCAGGAGCAGGAGCAGGAGCAGAAAGTATATTTGAATTTGATAATAAACTGCTTGGTGTTGATGATATTAAAGTTGATGATGTTGAAACATCATAAGGAGGTAAATTCCAAAAATATTTCCATACTTCTGAATATGGGTTTTCATTCATTCCATTAAATGTTATTGGACAAGAATTATCAAAATTGGAAATTGCTAAACATGGATTACATGGTTTATTTATAAATGAGAATCCAGGAATTAATGAAGGTAAGTCATTATAATCAACTGTAGGTCCAGTATGTTGGTTAGTTTTTGGGTCTATAGTTTTTATACTACCAACACTATCTTTAAGAGAAGAACATCCATATTTTTGTGGTTGTTCTTGTCCAAATTCTAAAACTCCAAGCATAAATAATATTATAGTTTGATTGAAAGGCATATCATAAATATTGGAAATCATATTTTCTATTTCAGTATCAGTAAATTTAGAACCATCTGGTTTTAAACTAGATAAAAATTTTTTCAGCATTAATTTTGAATCATCTGAATATGTAGAACTCCAATTTTTATTTTTAAGAAAAGAATTTATATCATTATTTGTTATACCCAATTTTTCCATAGTTTTAATATCTATTGGTGGACCATTATTCACAGAATCACTATATAATTTATAAGTATCAGGATCTATTATTGTTGGGGTTGGTGGAGAATACATACCTTCAATAGTAGTAGTTGAATTTAAAAAATTATATAAAACTATTATTACACCTTTTCTCATTTCAAACGCCCAATATTTAGGAAAACTAAAAAATGTATTAATAATGTTATTTAGGAAAAATACTCATTTATTGATTTACAAACAATAATTCAATAAATAAACTTTAGGAAAATCGGCGTTTGAAATGAGAAAAGGTGTAAAAGTATAATAATTAAAATTATTATTATTTTTGCCATAATCATAATATAATAATATAAGATAAATATTATCCGGATGTTATATCTTTAGTATGCTAAAACCCTTACGTTCGCAAAGTTTTGGATATTTTACAAAATTCAATAAATAGTTTTATTATAATATATGGTTTCATTTTATTTTATAAAAAACTATAAAATTTTTGATTTTATACTTTTTACAATTATTATTTAGTATTTACAAATAATAATTTTTTCATTATTTCCATTTTTATTTTAAATTATTCATAATAATTGTTACTATAAATGGTAAGGAGTTAAATAATATCTTTTCATAAAAAGTATAAATAAATAAAAAATAAAATCAAAACTTTTCTTAGATTAAAATATTTTCAAAGTATATTTATAAAACCTTGAAATTATTTTTAATATTTATTTTATTTTTTCAAAAAGGAATTTTGAAAAATGAATGATCTAAGAAAATACAATTTATTGATAGTCTTTTTACACTTTTGAACATTAAAATAACGATTTTAGTATAATATTATATTATTACATAGACCGAAGATAAAATTAAAACTTAAAAACAATTTCTTAGATATATTAAAAATATGACAGATAATTTTTCTTTAACAATTGATAATAAAAGAGTTTGGACTTTTTATAATGAACATTCAAATTTAAATATAGAGAGTATAAACATAACTTTTATTGAAATAATTGAAAAATTGCAAGGTGATATGAATTCATCTTTAAATACTAATATTGCAACTCAATTATTAAATAATATGAAATTTTTACAAACACAGATAACAACGGTTCAAGATTCTGTATCAAAAATACAAAGTGATACAAATATGTTTTTTAGTTTAAAATTTTCTGAAATGAAATTAGATTATATTGAAAATTTAAAATTATTATTGAATAATAATAGTAATATAGAAAAAATAGATAAAATTTTAAAAGAGAATAATTCTGCATTACAAGATAGGGTTTATTTTTTATTAAATACAGAGATTCTTAAAAATAATGGAGATTTAAAAACACAGATTGAATTACAAATGAAAGTTTTACAGTCATCAATTAATGATGATACAAATAAATTACTTCATTCAAGTGTTGATAAAAAAACATTGGATGATTTTGTAAATACTATTGAAACAAAATTTACTACTACATTATCAAACTCGCAGAGTTTAATTAATACGATAATTAATTCAAGTGAACAAAGATTAAATTCAACAATAAATGATGTTAAGAGTTTAACAGAAAAGCGTTTGACAGATATAAAAGAAATTTCTACCGCCAATTCAAATGTAAGTTTGGGATTAAATGATAATGTATCTGAATTATTAAAAAAAATGAATGGTTCTCAAGCTAAAGGTAAAATATCTGAAAATTTATTAATGGATATTTTAAATTCATTATATGAAAATGATATAATAGAATATGTAGGTTCAACTAAAGAGAGCGGAGATATTATTCTTAAACGAGATGATAAACCTGTTATTTTATTTGAAAATAAAAACTATTCATCTAGTTGTAATATTAAATGCGACCAAATTGACAAATTTATTAGAGATTGCACTATTAATAAATGTTGCGGTATAATGATAAGTCAACATTTTGGAATTGCTGGTAAAAAGAACTATCATATTGATATTAATGATGGATTTGTTTTATTGTATATTTCTCATTTTAATAATGATGCAGATAAAATCCGGGTAGCAGTGGATATTATTGATAACTTTTATAAAAATTATAGTGAATTAAATGTAGATAATGAAGTAATAAATATTGATAAAAATATCTTAGATATGATTAATTTAGAGTATAAAACTTTTGCAGAAACTAAATTAAATCAAATTAAGATGGTTAATGATTTTCATAAAAAAATGGTTGATGAACTTAATAATATTAAAATGCCATCTTTAGATAAATTTTTAGCAGAAAGATATGCATATTCAAAATCATATATATCATGCGATATATGCGGTTTTAATTGTAAAAATGTAAAAGCATTATCATCTCATAAAAGGTCAAAGACTTGTAAAGAAATTGCTGCAAATAAGAAGATTGAAAATCAAAATAGTATTATAATTGACTAAACTAATAAAAAATAAGGAAGAAAAATTAAAAACTCGCCACAACCTTCGGTTTTTGGCTTGCCAAGTGGCGAGTTTTTAATTTTTCTTCCTTATTCCTGTTTAAGGGGTAGAAAAAAAAATCCGCTTAAAATAAAATAAAAATTTAACATTATTAAACGCTAATATTTATTTTTCTTAGATTTTTTATTTTCAAAGTATATTTATAAAAACTATTTAATCTAAGAAATTAAATTAAACCTTTATTAGATTTTTTATTTTCAAAATATAAAATCATAACTGTGTTTTGTCTCATTTTTGGTTGGCGTAACTCTCCATCCAAAAAAAATAATATATTTTATTAAGTTATGAATAAAACATTAAAAAAGAAAAATTATATTATTTTGGAGAAATATAAAAAAAATGTGTTTGGTGTTGATATAAATATTTATAAATTAAAATTTAATACAAAATATAAATGTTCTAATTTTTTAACATTAAAGAAAAAAACTGATTATTTAAAAAAAACTATTGTAAAAAATATACATTTATTAAAATTTTTAACTAAAAATAAAATTTTTTCAAAAAAAATTAATAAATATGATAAAAATATTACTAAAAAAATAATAAATTTAATGAATGCTAATGAAAAATATACATTTTGTT